ATTGTCTTTCTTCTTCTGTATTAAAGGATCAATCTTATCGGAAGCAACCGCTGATTGAAAATCTCCGAAGTATTGCACTGTGAAAATAGATGTTAGTCCTCGGTCATCTAAGAAAAATGTTTGATCCATCTTCTGAAGGCTGTAAGGTATAGCACCAGTTCCAGCATGGAACCTCCTTAACTGCCAGTCTGCTGAGGAAGTGCCATAAAGCATATAGCAATCATTCCTTGTGAACACAGATAGCACATCATTTATCTCTACTCCAAAACCACTGACAACATCGCCAAGACCTAACTCTGCAGCCCCAGTGACAACACTCCATTTATTAGGCTCACCTATACTTGAGTGTTGTATTGATGCATCGGCATAAGAATAGAACAAATGCCTTACGTGAGCTATGACATGTTCGGGCTTGTCTACATCCTTTCCTGTGTAATTCTTTACAAAGGTAGTTCCATCAAAAAAGAATCCATTGTCTACAGTATTTACCCCATACATGGAATCTGTTTTAGTATCCCCTAGGAAGTTATAACTCACAAATTCATACTTTCCATCAGGAGCTAAGGACTGAGAGTATGTTGCTCCATCAGCCACAGCTATTTTCACTTCAGTTGGCTGAGCCGGAGAAGATACTATCTGAGCTCTTTTATTTCCACCGACGGTTATGTCTTCAGAGGCTGTCCAAGTTCCTGTATTATTCTTTACAGATATGTAGCCTACTGCATTAGATGAGGTCCATGTACCAGTGACTATTGTAACGCTCGTAACTACCGCCTCTTTAGAAGAAGAAGCACCTTTTAACTTATCCCCTGCAGATATCTCTACAGATCCTGTATCAAACGATATCAAAGGCATTTGAAGATCTTCGTCATCTTGAAATGTCCCAGTAATATTATCCAGAATCATAGCACCTTGAGCTCCAGTCTCCCATAACCCATGATATGAGATGCCCATCAAGTCTGCTTCTGCCCCACTAGTACCGCCCTTTATGGTTGTTGGAGTTCCTATATTTCCGGGAACAGGCTCTCCATTTAATGTAGTACCATCAAAATTTAAAGCTGTTCCAAGGCCTACTTCTACCCAACCAGTAGATGTAGCTTTATACATTCCAGCGGTGGCACCGCCAGCCTTATTCCTAAAGGCATAAGTTATACCTTCGTGAACCCATACACCATTTACGCTCCCTTCTCCGGGAACAGCCCCTATAAGCTTTCTTTGATCCTCTATAAGGGTCTGTAGTTCAGGCAGCAAAGAAGCATCTATACTAGAATCCCGCTCCTCTGGAGGGCCGTGTGCAAAAGAAGATGCATAAAGCCCCATTATCCAACCCTAAATACTGACAGTTGACCATAATGCATTTGAAAGTTTTCTGAATTACTACCATGACCGTTCTTGACTTGAGCAAGAATATCTGTATATGTAGTATGACCAGTAGTATCAATTATTCCAGAAGCGGATGCCATGTTATCTAACGTAGCCGCCACCTTTTGAACTGCAGCATCATAACCGGGATAAACAACACTACCGCCAGTATCCTGAGTAGCAATTCTGAATGTCCATATAACAGTATCCGTTCCAGTCTGAGCAAAACTTACACCCAGATTGACCATAAAAAATCCTTTATCATACACCCTGATTCTGTCATTAGCGAAATCAGCATCACTTCCTACAAGTGTAGCAGCGACAGTAGCTGTGTCGTCAGGCCCATTAGCCCCGACTGAATCAGCATTCCAATCTATAGTTGCTGTTGCTCCTGATGCTACCGCTTGACTAGCTGGTGTCCCTGCTGGCGAATATATAGTTGCATATCCCCCCATTCCAGATTCAACAAATTGCCTAACCATCTGAGCAGTAATAGCACCAGTAGTGTTATCTGCAAAGCTAGTGCCGGTTAAAACTGACCTTTCTTTTCTTAGTACTGTTGGTGTTCCCATTTATGTAAACTCCACATCGAAGTCGCCTCCATAGGCGCTGTCTTTGTTTAAAAAATATAATTTCTCTCCGTCTTGGAAAGTCCCACTTGTCACAACAAAATATACATAACCTTCTGCATCATCTGTGGGAAAAGTCCCAGCATTGGCATCCCCAGTTATATCCTCTACACTTACAACAAGTACAGTTCCTGTTGCTCCTGTTGTCTCTCCCTTTACCATATCACCAGAAGAGGGTGCGTTACGAAAAAATGCAGTTCCGTAAGCGCTAGAAAATGTTGGGTATGTAACACTACCAGTAGTGAATGGAATTCTGTAATACGGTTCTATTGCTGATGGTAATGTCTGCCCATCAAATCTTTCGTAGCCATCAGTCCTCTTGTATCTTCCCCTTAAATCAACCTCAAAGTTATTAGCTGCAACCAACTCTCCGGGCTTTAATGACATTACCGGATCAACTATATTCAACCCACCTTCAAACGGGAAGTATACAGAAGTTAAGTTGCTAGAAGATATCCTCCTATTTCTTAGTCGAGTCATTCAGGAACAACCGTAAAATTAAAAAGATCTTGCGCTTTAGAAAATCTCCTGTTCTTTTGAGATGGCAATTGATCAGCCTCAAGTTTATCTAAAAGATCTTCAAACTCAACTAATGATCCAGCAAGGATTTCAGGAGCATCTTCATTTTCAGCGTAATACATCTTAGCCCTTGCTACTATTATCTTATGGAATCTTGGGGGTATTTCAGATACTTGAGCATCAGTAGACAATTCTGTAGGTACTTTCCAATACTGCCCATACACAGATGTATTGGAGTTTGGCGTTGGATATAAGTCTAATACATTATCAGGTTTTACAGAAAAAACCTCTGGGACGCTACTGTCTACAGTACCTATCTTGTACATATCAAAGTACTCGCCCCACTCCATATACTCTAATTGCTGATTATCATCACTAGTAAGATCCCATATAATCTTATCTATATTCCAGCTTGCAAGATCAGAGGGGGATGTTAGAGTAGATGTACCAGAAGAAGATGTCATAGTAACTTCTTTCCATAAGAAATTCCAATCGAACCACCTTCGTTGAATATCAAGATCCGCTTCTTTAACATACCGAACAACAGAATTCTCTTCCTCGCTTAATGATGTAGATGAAACACTAGACGGCCCGCTTCCGGGAATTCCAATATCTCTTGCCATGTTCTGGCATAATGTTAAATAAGTACTCATCTAAGATGTCTCTCAATATCGTTATAAACTTTTTCAGGAAGTATGTTGGCAGCGCAAAGAGCTCCACCTGTTCTTAAATCCCTATTGCAAGTATCAAATCCAAAGTGCATTTTATGGCACGGGAAACAAGGACAATCATCAGGCTCAAAGGCAGTGGTGTTTGTCCAATGTTTTGTCATGTTCTCCTCGGAAGAGTGAGACAAAAATATAGACTTATGTGCATCTGTAAAAGATGCTGCATTTAAAACCCCTGTCTCCGGGCCTACTACAACATTACAAACATCCAACAAAGCAAGGGTGTTTCTTATACTAAGCTTACCGGACTTTGTAATAACCCGCCTTTCTTTTTCCCACCCTATCTCAAGCATTTGGCAAGCTTCGTCACCCACAGTAACAAAAGAAATATCGTCACGCTCAGATATAAACTTTGCAATAATAGAATCAGCCCAAGGATAAACCTTATGCACTGAAGACCCAGAAAGAACCCACATAACTAAATTTTTACTTTTTACTCTTCTCTTAAAATCTTTAGCGAACTTCTTTTCAGAGTTACTTGGAAAGAATTTAGGCTTAAATAAAGACCCACTTTCGTCTTCATATGGGACTCCAGCTAGGTCATGTGTTCTTTCCAGATAATTCACATTACATAAATTATGTATAAAAGCCTTATCCTTATAGTAATTTGGATTAGCCTCTATAAAAGCTTTCTTGCCATCTATCTTCACAGAGTGCCTAGGCATAAACAAGAGGGTTTGCTCTATTGATTCAGATAATTGAACAAACTTATCGAAGCATTTAGACATCCGCTCCCAGTACTCAGACAATCTAGTGTTTGGTATCTGATCCGTTTGTTGTATTATAACCTCGTCAACATTAGGATCACTCTTTACAATGTCCATGCCTCTTTCAGAAACATTAACACATACTCTATAACCTCTTTCTTTGAACCACGGAAATAAAGATGATGTGATTATCATATCACCCCAAGCCCCGTACCTCACAATACAAACAGTCTTTTCTTCTCTTTCTCCTCCAAAGTCATCTAGGATTAAATCTTCAATACTCTTCTTCGGAATTTTAATTACCCTCAAATCAGCTCCCCTGCTGTCATCAGCTCATAATGCACTCCACCTTAAAAGAAAAAGTCTGGTGAATTATATATCATACTACCATTTACCCTTACATCATTGTTGGTTTTCATCTGGGCATTACGATACTCAATCGCTCTTCCATCAGCTGGAAACAATTGACTGCCGCTAGTGTACCCTTTGTTCTTAGGCTCTGTATATCCATACCCTTCAACAGGCGTCTGTAAAGCTCCGCCCATATAAAAAGTAACAGAGTCAAGCATTTTCTTAGGCATATCACCTCCAAGGATCAGGGGGGATTTCTCCCCCCATCTCCAATTTACATTATGCGAATTCGAACTTACCTTTCGGCGTTGAAACGCTCTTATGCACAACACCAATGGGCATCTGATTTGGTCCATGACTATCCAACGCCAATTGCTTGGTGTCTTCAGTAGACTTTTCCAAAAAAGACATACCATTCTCAGGAACCTTACCCTGAGCCGAGTGCTTTTTATCTGCCATCTTAATCCTCCTTAATACCATTCAACAACAACATAGGTATATCCTTGCCCGGTCACACTGGAAGCGTCGGTCCCAGCAACTGGGAGACACTCGATCTGAGTATCGGCAGGAATAGCCTGTGCAATAATAGCATTCGTATCATTTTGGATATTGAATGTATCTGTTATAGCGGTACCATCCGTAATATTGAGTTTACAATAAGCATCTGGGTCACTACTCGTTCCGACATTAAAACATGCCTCTAAAGTATCGCAAGCGAAAGTCTCGGTAACCTCAATACCAATATCAACAATCATACCCTTCTTACCCGTTGGTCCCTTAAATGAGTAGGCAGTTGGTGTGCCTCCCAAGTCTTGAACATCACCGGACTGGATTCGCGTAGTTATAGGATTTGAATAACTCATAATGTGCCTCCTAAGCTGCGCTATCCCAAATCACAATTCGTGACTGGGCTGCTTGTGTGTGAACAATGCCGAAACCGCCTAGATAATACCACGCTATGCCACGGTCCCTTCCGAAATCTCCGGGGATCTTCCCTCGAATCTCTTCAGGAACAGCAACTGCTTCAGCTACCGTATCTTCGCCAAAGAAAACAGCCCAATCAGACAGACCGTTAGTCCACGCAGAAGAAGCAGTACCAATAGAAGCTTTCGCTTTATGGGTCTGCTCAACAAAACGTACACCATCGTAACGTCCAATTTCACCATTCATAATCATTTGGAAGCCTTGATCAATATACTGCTTGATGTCTTCCAGATTATTCTTTAGCGTCCTCCACGTTGACGGCCATGCAATTGCGTAATAATCATCGCCCGAATAGGCGGGAATGTTACGTTCTTTCATGGTATCTACGATCAACTTAACATGCTCTTTCTGTAAAGCAATGTTGTTATTAACCGTAGCAGTTCCATTCGTGGTTAACGTTAGAGCCGTGGTGGAGTTACCCCCAGTCGGCACAACACGCAATGCAGCAGCATCAAATTGAGTCGCAGCAAGATTGTCAAACGCTTTTTTCGCATCAGTTTTTAATACTTTCCTTACCACTTCTGACACAGGTTGCTCAGATAGATCATCCAACTTACCAGTCCACGGAACGGAGTTACCCGCTTCGGTGATGGTCATGGTGCCCTGAGAAATCGTGAACGAAGTTTCTGGGATAGTATTGGTCTCGGTCAACGTTGTTCCCTGCGTAGAAACATCGCTATACACGTTCCAGTGGAATGTATCGCCTCTATGCAAACCCTGATGGGCTGCATCTTTAACATCACAAAACTGCCTGAACTTGACGATAGGCTGAACAGCCATACGCAGTTGTCGGCTTAAGTTGTCGGCGTACATATAACCACCAGAAGTGCTAACTGACCATACTTGTCCAGCCATATTTACTTCTCCTGTTAATTATATTTGCCCGCGCTGTCTCTTCATTTCATCTATAATCTGGGATGGAGTTTGAGGCTCCATATCCTGATCGCCAGAAGAAGATGCAGCACTGACTGCCCTAGGATGTTTCACAATATTCTTTTTGCGAGTGATCCTAGCATCTTTTGGATTAGCTAAATTACTAATCCAATTTCTAGTATAATCTGCCGCTGCTTCGATAACTTGTTTAGGTGTCCATTCAGGATTTTCCTGCATTAGGGTAACCGTTCTATTATCTGCTACAGCACGTAGCTCAGGCGTTTCTGCAATGTCCTTATGATTTTCGTTGAACCATCCAACTGCATCATCTAAGTCCATGTTATACTTTGCCTGCTCATGACGTTCCTGTGCGGCTCGTCTACTAGCAAAAGCTCTTTCCAAAGCTTGATTAACAACCTCTTCCACATTCTGGGTAGCATGTTCGCGCCCATTTGTCAAGGTCTTTAGCAACGATGCAGCCTTCTCTGAATCATCTTCATACAAGGCTTCATGATATTGCTCTATAATACTGGCATCATTATTGTTTTCAGGCACGTCAGAAGGTGGTGCTTGTTTTTGTTGGTTCTCATGTAAATGCCTAACATAAGAATTCAATTGCTCCTCTCTAAGCTTTAACTGCCTTGAGAGTTGCGCGGCTTCTTCAAACCTCTTTTGAGAAGCCTTATCTTTTTGGTGAGATGATTTTAAGTCATCAAATGGTACATTCAATTCTTGGCCATCTACTTTTATAGTAGCAACCCATTGCTCCCCATTATAATTTAATGGGGAATCATCACTCCTAACATCTGGTATAGTAATTTCTTCTGTAGCTTCAAGCTCCTCTCCTATTTCTTCTGATAACTCTTCCCTTCTGCTATCAATTATAGCTTGCATGGCAAGCTCTCTAGGGCTGGAAACTTTACTATCTACTACCTCTTCACTTACAACATCTTCTATCGCATCCTCTTGGGGGGTAGCGTCCTCTTGTGACATCTTATTCTCCTATGGTTCTAAATCACTGGATCTTTTATATTTCGCAAGAGTCTCCGCATTATCACCGTCCGCGATTACACCATCTAACCATCTTAGCATCTTCAAAGGGGTAGCGAGATTGTTAGAGATTCCGCGATATTTGGACAGCTCTTGTTCTTGAGAGCCAGTCCATCCATCCATTATCATTTTTTGCAGTTCATGTATTCCAGATCTATAGTCGCTAACTGCACGAGAAACTATAGCCTTACCAGTTGCCGAAGAAATAAACTCTTTTGTTTTTTCACCAACTCGTACTCTTTTTACTAACTCATCTATACCTATTTCATTAGGATCATAAAATTCCATATTCTATCCCACAGCATAAGGTACCATATTATAATCATCTCTAGCCATGATGCCTACTTTACCTTCTTGTGTCATATCAGAAGGATTGATAGCACTCTCTGCTATTTCAGCCTGTCGCTCTATCTCTTGATCGGCTATCTGATTTATTAGGGCCTCTCGCTGCAATAATAATTCATCCTTTCTTGTTTTTACATCAGCCTTTTTGAGCTGCAAGTCTATATACTCAAGCTGCGCTTTTATCTGCGCTATCCTTAGATCTGTCGCAGACTTCATTGAGGCAGCTTGCAGATTAGCTTCTTGCTTCATTTGCTCAACTTGCATTCTTCCTTGTATCTTCTGTTGATCAGACTCAATAACAGCTTGCATTTGCTCAAGTTGTTGCATAAGCTCCTGAAGTCTTGGGTCTTCATCGAAAGACACAAACCTTGAACCATCCTTAAATCCTAATTGCCCGAATACCTCTTTTGCTATTTCAGGCAAGTTAAGCCTTTCGGCAACTCCGGGAATATTAGACAATGTAGCAATTGCCGCCATTAAGTTTTGGACCTTAGTCAACGGGTTAGTAGCATTCAAACCAACATTAACTTTCAATAGAACCTCTTCCCTCAATAAGTTATCTAAATTCTCATCGACTTTAAACCCTAACTTACTTTCAGCCATGTCTCCAGCAACCGATAAAACTATCTCATCTGTTTCATAGTACTGCTCTAATCTTATTAATTGCTTTAGGACTCTCTCAACCCATGTCTCCGAAAAGGTTCTTAAAACATACTCAGTTACTGTACTGCTATTCCCAGCAAGCAATGCCATTCCGCCTACTGTTTCGTTTAGATTCCTAGCTCCTTGGACTGTTGACGTAGAAAAGTTGCCCTGCAACTCATCAAAGTCCATATTGATTCTATCTTGCTCTGCATAAGCGGATGCAGTTACATCTCTTGTTTCTATAACCCTTACATCAGTGTCTGGGTCATCCATCTCAACAGCCCCACCCGGCACCGACCTAAATAAGGCATCTAAATCTATATTTCTATCTCTTCGTATATGATACCTTTTATTCATTGCAAGCCGAACATTATCGAATCTTTGATTCCATATGTCGTTAGCAGCTGCTTGCAACTCCTGCGTCATCTCTACTGTCCCAGAAGGATAAAGCTTATGAGCCTCTAAGTTTACCGCACCCATTACATAAGGTCTTTCTCCCGGCCTTAGCCATGGATACATTTCAAGTAATGGCTTAGCATCTGTAAGCATATAATCAGTACCTGCTGTGAAGTAGCACCAATCATTTCCTTCCTTATTTATTATTATCTTATGAATCCATACTATCTTATGATCTTGTATTTCTCCAAACCCAGCATCTGTATCTAAAGGATCCATTCTAGGCTCATCTCTAACAAGTCTAGTTGTATTATCATCTTCTGCAGTTGTGGTAGATAATAACTGCTCAACAGTTAAAGTGTGCCATTCGCCATCATTCATCTTAGCCAAAACATCTTGAACATACATTGGTATTAAATGAACTATGTATGGAGTTGACCCAACAGGATCTGCCCAATCAGCAGCTGGATCAATTCTGAAATTCTCAGGAGATATAAGCTCAATAGACGGCCTATCCGTCAAAGCAGTTTTTTGCTTAATCTCAGTAGCTCTTCCTTCTTCATCGAGTATAGGGTTGTTTACTTCATCGACTTCAGTGTATATCTGCTCTTGCTCCTCAAAATCCCAATACTGATGAGATACACAAACCCCTTGCACTGCAGCATCTTGCAATGCAGAAGACATAGTTTGAAACCATGGAATAGTATTTGTTAATCTATATTGCACCAATGACTGAGCCACTACTGCGGCAGCAGCCTGCTCTGGAGAGTTAGGGTTTCTAGGCTGTATACTAACTACATCTTCATTGGAGAAAAAAGCTATAGCCATAGCTGCCTGTAAGTTCCTTACAGCTGTTCTAGTCTTTGGCCTAAATAACTTTGATCTTTTATCATAAGCAGCAGAATGATACTTAGAACCAGACGGGTGTTTACTATTAAATAAAGATAAACTTTTTTCCCACTGGTACCTTAGATTTGCATCCACCCATTCAGATGAGCTTTCGTATGACTGCCTAGCTATTCTTAACCAGAAGTCTTCAACCTGACCGCCTTCTTCTGGTGGTATATCGCCTGCTCCCTCTAACGAAGGCTGTGGATTTACTAGTGACATTAACTTCTATCTCCGCTTAACCGCCCCTTATTATCCATAGTCAGATCATTGTACTTTGTATTGTTAAATCTTCCCCTGTTCTGATTGTATCTTTCAAGTATCTCGCCACCAGCCCTCACGACAGATTTATAATCATTATCAATTTTATCCTCATGCAAAATAAATCCCCAGTTGCCGGATAGCAGCATTGACTTCACAGTAACAAGTCCGTGATCTACATGAACAGCCCAAAGCCATCCCGGATATTTTTTTTCTAAAGTCTCAGCCACATTTTTAGCTCTTAAATGATCGCCTAACTTAAATTGCTCAGCTCTTTCTACTTCCATTATTTCTCTTCTTCTGAGGGCTGTAAAATGATTTACCGTTAAAAGTATAAGATGGTACCGGAGCTGTGCTATTAGGATCAGCTTTTTTTACTAATTCAGCCCATGAAAATTCAGTTTGTTTTGTCATGTTATATATATCGGAGGCAAGAATTTTGGTGCCTTCTCCGCTCGTGATGGAGCAAGTGGTATCAATGTTAAAACTCCTGTAGCAATGTTAAAGCTAAATGTCTGACTTGCATGAGGCTCGTACCCTATGCTATCCCAAGTGCTTGTAGCTGCATCCCATGTTCCAACATAACCATCCCAGTCGTTAGCGACTATCGTAACAACGCCAACACCCGGACTTATGAGTATGTTTTCTGATGGATCATATACTGCTGGGACAAAACCTGTAAGAGTTAGACTAGCTGTACCCGGAACATCTTTAAATACTACATCAGAACTAGGTACTAATCCGCCTAATATTAAACTGGCAACCGCTGGAGATTTAAATACACCTTCAGCGTCGCTAACAGCATACCCTGTGAGCGTTAGTGTTCCAACGCCCGGAGTAAAGCCTACATCATCCCACTTTCCTACCCATGCATTCCATGACCCACTGGCAGAATTCCAAGCAACATTGGCCCCAGCCATTTAATTAGATTCCGAAAGCTGCTGAAATCTCTTCTAAGTCTAGACCTAATGCAGCTAACTTCTCTTTAGCGCTTGCTAACTTAGCAGCACGAGCAACTTCTTCAGCAGAAGGCTCAGGAACTGGGGGCTCGACAAATGAAAAAACATTTCCAT